ACAGGGGCGAACAAGTGGCCGGGGGGCCGGTAGGACGCCGAATAGGACCACGGGCAAGAGAAGAGACTAGGGACATGGCCGCACCACGCAAGTTGCCAGATAAGACGACGCTAGAGCGTCTTCGTCGCAATGGCGCTACGTATAAGGACATCGCAGAGCAGTATGACGTTACCGAGGCAGCGGTTTACCTACGCCTGAAGGCTGACGGTCTGTCTAAGGACCGTAAGGTGAGCCACAAAGAACTCATGCCTTGGACGATCAAGGCTGAGCACGCGCATACTCACCCCGCGCTAATGCTCCGTCTACTGTCGCGCCGTAATCAGGGACTCGGTAACAGTGCCGTCCGTGAGCGCATGCTAGACAAGTGGCTAGGTGAGATTGAGGCCGCTAACGTCGTGGTGTGCTATGACCCTGCCATGGGTCCGAACCCTGCCAGCCCGACCACGGGTGGTTGGTTCTACATGCGTCGCACCAAGAAAGATGGTGTAAACGTCATCCGTTACGCGAAGCCCGGTAAGGGTCTGCCACGCGGATACATGCCGTCCAAGGGGTGAGACGGTGAGCGGGTGTCCCACCGGCATGCTAAGGTTTGGAACACAAGCCGACGAACACACCGGAAGGTAAAAACCCCGTGAACATCATTCCCACCCCATGCGCCGATCCTGTTGTTAGGGATAGCCTCTTTTTCGGTAAGACTCACGAAGATCAGGCTAAGGCAGCCACAATGTGTTTCGACTGTCCCCTAATGACAGCGTGCGCCGAGAAGGGCGCACATGAGGGATACGGAGTGTGGGGTGGGAATACCGAGTGGGACCGACAGGGTGTAGAGCCTGTGGTTATGAGCAAGGCAGAGCGGGACGCGCTGATTTACGCAGCGTCCGAGATTCAGAGCGCAACGATTGTAGCCATTAAGTTTGGCGTTACCCGCCGAACCGTGGTTAGGGTGAGAGCATCACACCGCCTCTCAGCCGCAGCGTAAACCCTCCCATTTTGCTTGACCCTTTACTAAGGTGTGTAAACGCAGTGCCTCAGACTCTCTCCACAATTGACCACGAATGGCCCGAAGATGAGGCCAAGGAAGCCGAGCAGGAAGCAATGCATAAGGTGATTCCGCTTGATTGAGTGTAGCCCCGCAGACGTTGCGGAAGGGTGGCACAATGATGGGCCACCGCCAGAATGGTTCGCTGAGCCTGTCGCAGCCATTGACACGACCGTTACCGATATCCCCGTCATTGACATTAAGGGATACCGCTCCGTCTCGCAGTTGACTTCCTACCTTTCATGCGCTGAGTCTTACAGGCTCTCCCGTATCGCTAAGGCACCACGAAAGCCGGCCGCTTGGCTAATGCAGGGTATCGCCTTTCACTCTGCTATCGAGTTTTGGGAGAAGGAAGACCGGAAGCCCGATATTGACATGGTGCATGCCGTCTACTGTGATTCGTGGGACGATGAGCAGGCTAAGGTTTCCCACATCGCTTGGGACCAGTGGCTAACGGGTACGCCTAAGCGAAACGGTAAGGCTGACATCGAGCAGCGCCACCCTAAGGGTTTGCAGCAAGTTAGCGACTACATGGAGTGGGCCGAGTCCGAGAAGGACAAGTGGCGTATTCTCACACTCCCCAACGGTGAGAAGGGCCTAGAGCAGCGCTTTGAGATGGACCTAGGCGTTCCCGGTAATTTGGTCCGCATCATCGGGTATATCGACCAAATGGTGGAATACAGCAATGGCGCTATCCGGCCGCGTGACCTGAAGACCGGAACTAAGTTGCCTGACTGGACCGTGCAACTAGGCGTGTATTCAATGGCTATGCGGAAATGCTTTGGCATTGATAATGTGTGGGTCGGTGATTACTATATGGCGAAGAACAAGAATGTTACTAAGCCGTATGACTTGCGCATGTTCAGCGACACCTATGTAACCGATTGGTTCCATACGCTGAATGACGCTATCGACCGTGAGATTTTCCTCCCCAATCCCGGCAGCATGTGCAACGTCTGTGATGTTTGGCAGTGGTGCTCAGCAGTCGGTCCGAACCGTGGCGAATACTAAGGTGTGCAATGAATAAGTATCAGCAGGGAGACCGGGTAGAGGTTACGGCGCTCAATACGCCCGGAGACAGATTCAAGCCCGGACACGTCGTGACCGTGCGCGGCTATGAGTCCTCGCATTGGCTTAACGTGGAAGACGGTACGGGCCTTAAGGGGTGCGTTCGTGAGGACTACGTTATGAAGGTCACCCCGCCTATGCGTCACGCAGTAGGGGACCGCGTGAGGGTCACGGGTTCCGGGCACTTCCATGAGCACAAGACGGGCACCGTTACCGCACGCTCAATGATTACCCCGCTCAATCGGCACAGCGCCGGTTACTACTTCGTCAACATGGACAAGGGCCAGACCGTGAGCATTTGGGACGCTCACCTAACCAAGATTGCTGACACCCCGCCTGTCTTTGAGGCGATTCCGGGCGAGAAGGGCGCAGAGGTTATGGTTCCTAAGCGCAAGCCGCGAAAGGCCACTATCGACATCGAGATTGTCCGGGCGCGTGCCGCGCTCGGTAAGTTGGAAAAGTTGCAGCGACTCGCGTTGGAACTCGGTTACACGATCACTAAGGATGGAAACAATGGCTGACGGTAATATCACGGTCACCCTTAAGAGCGGTACCGGCTATGACGCCCCATGGGTTGTCATCGGTGCGGACACGGCTAACGAAATGCGCGACCGCCTAGGCGAGATTGAGCATTCCGGGTTGCTCGTGGACGTGGGCCGTGTCTCTGAGGCTTTCAAGAATTGGGCCGCAGCGGGTGGGACGCTTGGCGCTCGCCCGGTTCAGGCTCCGGTTACTGAGGTTGTCCAGACATCGCAGCAGGCCCCTCAGCAGGCCCCGCAGCAGGGACAGCAGCCCACGTATACGAATCCGGGTTTCGGCGCTCCAGAGGGCGCACAGAGCCCTCAGCAGGGACAGCAGCAGCAGCCGACCTATCAGCAGCAGCCGCAGCAGCAGCAGCAGCCCCAGCAGGGACAGCAGGGACAGCAGCAGCAGCCCGCAGCCGGTGGATTCGTTAAGGACAATTTCGGCAACGATTGGGAGTATGACGTTCCCGGTGCGCCGATGACGCCCCGAGGCCCCGCCATTATCAAGCGCGGAATCAATAAGAATAACGGCAAACTGTGGCGTAAGTGGTCTGACCCCGCAGCCGGTCCTAAGTGGTTCAGCGACCGACAGCCGAAGGTGGCTACCGCTGACCGTTGGCAGGGTGATTTTGAGGACTGAGTGACTGTCTCACCGTAGGCCGTATACTTAGGTTTGTAACCACGTAACACAACGTGTCGCCCCAACACAGGGCACGTTTACACAGGTGGGGGACCGGGCGTAAACCCCACCACCCAAACACTTTGAAAGGCGTTATCTTGTGGACTCTCTCGCAGCGCATGAAACGATCTGCCGTAGTTGCCACCTTGTGGTTAACCGTTTCGCCGTCGATCCCAGCGGCAATTGCGCGGACCATAGCGAACCTGTACGCATCGTCATTAACCGGTGGCTCTAGCGGCTATGTGGAACCGTCTCGTCTGTAGTCTGCTAGGCGGTCACGCCTACAGGCTGAGAAACGATACAGACGCAGTGCGCGTTTGGTGCCCATCCTGCAATCACATTAAGGCGACCGTTCTACATGCTTACTCTTCAGCGGGCACGAAATAAGGCCAGCGACGCGGGGGAACCGCTACCGACAGTCTTTCCGATCCTCGCGTCTAACGGCATTCACTTCCGACGCTCGCAACTCACGTTGCTTGCAGCAGGGCCGGGTGTCGGCAAGTCCCTAGTCAGTGTCACCCTCGCAGTCCGTAGCGGTGTCCCATCGCTTTACTACAGCGCCGACAGCGACGAACACACCATGTATACGCGCATAGGCGCGATGCTAACGGGGTGGGAGACTGACAAGGTAGAGCAGGCGGTCAGGCACCGCACGGACGGTTATAGGACCGTTGAGGCAGCCGTAAGCCACAGTGACAATATCCGGTGGTCGTTCAACCCTGACCCGGACACGCACGATCTAGAAATGGATTTGCAGGCGTTCGCGGGCACGTATGGGGATTACCCGTCACTCATCGTCATTGACAACCTGCGTGACCTTTACGGGTCAAGCGAGGAAGGCGAGTTTTCGATGGGGGAGCGATGCAAGTATCTTAAGGTTGTCGCTCGCAATACCGGCGCAGCCGTTGTTGCTCTCCACCACGTCACAGGCGAATACGACGACGGCATAAAGCCTGTGCCTATGTCGGGTCTGATTGACAAGATTAGCAAGATTCCCGAAATGATTTGCACCATTGACCGTAACCCGCAAATGGTGACGATGGATGGATTGCAGACAATGAACATGCGCCCGGTAAAGAACCGTGGTGGACGTGGCGACGCGTCCGGCTCATGGGCACTACCCCTGCAAGCCGATATGCCACGCATGACCCTAACCTGAGCCTGTCTCACCTAGCATGCTAAGGTGTGTAATACAGGCCGACACGAACGGACAAAGAAATGCCTTCACAGAGCAGGAAGCATCGCGGCTACGCCACTCAGCGCATGGTGGCTGATTACTTTAAGCCACGCGGCCACCCATTCGCCACGAGCACGGGAGCGGGCGAACAGGGAGTGGACGTTAAGAACATGCTCGGTCTGTCCCCTGAGGTTAAGGCCATTCCGGGTGACGTGACAGGCTCACTGAAGCAGGCCACTAAGAACCGTGGTGAGGGTTTGCCGTTCGTGGTGTGGCGACCTAACGGCTATGGCCCTGAGCGCATAGATGAGTGGCCGGTTATCTTCACATTCAAGGATGCCGCAGCACTACTCGCAGCAGCCGGTTACGGTAGTGAGTGGGAGCATGGGACGGTTTGATAAGCCCAAGAGCACCGCAGAGAAACCACCTATAAAGATCCTGTTAGAGCACTACGGCGCAGACAACGTGCCCGATGCCGGTAGAGGATGGGCCGCTATGCGGTGCCCATTCCACGGTGATAGGTCAGCGTCAGCGTCAGTGAACGTGTCAGCAGAATGCTTCCGCTGCCACTCATGCAATTTTGGAGGCGACTCATATGCTCTCGTCGAATGGAGAGAAAACACAGGAACATTCCCTGACACTATCCAAGCAGCAGAGGCAATCCTTGGAGTCAGCCTTGGCCGGGTATCAGGATCAACTAAAGGACGACGACGACGCACAAGCATATTTGAGCCAGACTCGCGGCCTCAGCGCGGCCAAACAAGCATATTTTCGGCTAGGCGTAGTTAACGAGCCTATCGTTGGACACGAAATGTACCGGGGCAGAATCGTTATCCCTTATGTGACAAGGGCAGGCGTAGTCGGTATGAAGTTCAGGGATCAGACCGGGCAGGCTAACGCGAAGTATCTTAACCTTCCCCGACAGGCCGCACGCATCTTCAACCCTGAGGCATTCTTTAGCGACAAGCCTTACATTGCTATCAGTGAGGGTGAGATTGACGCTATGACCGCTCACTCACGAGCGCTACCCACAGTGGGAATGCCGGGGGTCAGTAGTTGGCAGGAATGGTTTACGCGCCCGTTCGACGGTTACGAATGTATCTATGTTCTAGCCGACAACAACGATAAGGGCCAAGGCTCACAGTTCGCGGAAGAGATTGCGGACAGGCTAGACAATGTGCGGATAACGCCGATGCCTGACGGGCACGACGTGAACAGTTATGTAAAAGACCACGGCCACGATGCGTTGCTTTCGCGTCTAGGCATTTCCCAGACTTAAAGGTTAGGTGTGTAATGAGCAAGGAAACCACGAGCACGTATGCCGACGGCGGATACCCGGAGTCCGAAAACCTCGAGATTTTGGATATGACCGCAGGCTTTAAGGTCGGTCAAGAGATTTGGTTCGCTACCGATTTTGCCGATGACGTGCCTAAGGGTGGAGCGGGGATCATCACAGCCGTTGACAATCACCCGGTGCATCCCATCACCGTTGACTATCACAAGCCGGATGGTAACGGTTGCTTGTTCGGTATCCCGGTTGCGGCGCATGAGATTTTGGCCGATAACCCGAATGTGCCTGTGCCCGCGTGAATCAGTTTCAGGTGGGAGACCGCATCATCTGTGTTGACGCAGTAGGCGCACCGCTAATGCGGGGCACCGTTTACACCGTGTCGGGCCTAGCCATGAAGGGCACGCTCGTTTACCTGTCTCCCCACACCAGCAGGGGGCACAGCGCGTTCCGGTTCGTTCACTACCTACCGCCTACCCCTATCAGCCCGCCTGAAGCCCCTGTGCGCCCGTCTAACGGGTGGGAATGGGTCAGGGAAGGAATGGCCCGCGCCAACCGTCTCGACGCAGTAGACGCCCGAGACTTGAAAGACCTAGCAGCAGCCCTAGCCGGAGCAATCCGCATCATCGAACGAATGGAAGCCCGCAAGTGATGACCCAGAACGGGACGGTCGTAATCCTCCCCGACATTCAGTACCCCTATCATGACAAGCGATTCGTTAACGCGCTAATCGACTTCGTGGCAGCATTCCAGCCCGACGAACTAGGCCAGATCGGTGACCTTATCGACCAGCCCGAACCGTCTAGGTGGAATAAGGGAATGGCCGGCGAGTATGCGGGCACCCTTCAGGAATCGCTAACGGGCACAACGGATTTGCTTAGCCGCTTCCGTGAGGCAGCCGGTGATATCCCATTCTGGATCAAGGAAGGTAACCACGACTTGCGCGTTGCTGCCTACGTGTCGCGCTATGCGCCCGCGCTAGGTGTCCTCACCGCTCTCGACATGGTGTCCCTACTCGGACTAGACGCTCTCGGTATCGAGTACCGCCGCGACGTGTTCAGCGTCGCTCCCGGTTGGCTTGCAGCGCACGGCCACGAGGGCAGCCTTAACCGCGTCTCAGGTAGCACCGCGCTAAGCCTTGCACGGAAGTTCGGCATGTCCGTTGTCTGTGGTCACACCCACCGCCTAGGTATGCAGCACGAGACGACAGGCATGTCTAACCGTCTCCGAACCATTACCGGCATGGAGGTTGGTCACGCCATGGATATGTCTAAGGCCGGATATCTGCCGGGTGGAACCGCTAACTGGCAGCAGGGGTTTGGCATTCTTCGTGTCCGTAATGGACGCACGCACGCGCAGTTGGTCCCGGTTGTTAACCGTGCCTTTGTTGTTGACGACGTTACCTATAAGTTCTGAGAGAGAGGAAACAACCATGACGAAGAAAATCGAGTTTGACTGGCCTACCGCTATCGACATGGCTAAGGCGATTGCGCGAACCGTTGCGCGTTCGTATGCCGGTATCGACGCAGACGATATCGAGCAGGCCATTGTTACCAAGTGTGCCGAGAATGAGGGCACATTCGTTCGTATGGGTTATGGCCCTGCCGCTATGGGTAACATCTTCAAGCGCTATGGGAATGAGTACGCTAACGCTGAGCGTCTGAGCGCGTATAACTTCAACAGCGAATATCACTACACGGTCGCTGAGGTTCGTACTCTCTGCCAGCGTATGCTATTCGACCGAGAGGCTTTCCTTGCATCCTTTGAGGATATCCCCGAACTAATGTCCCGCTTTGACGACATCATGTGTCGTGTCATGGACGTTCAGGCAGCCTTTAACAATGCGAGCGACGCCGATAAGGAACTGATTAGGACGAAGTTCCTGACCGATACGGACCTGACGCCCGCTAAGGCGCGTGCTACGCACCGTGCCGTGGACAGGCTCACGCTCGCTATCAACAAGGGCCGTAGCGCACGCCGCGGGGACCACGACGGGCCGGGAGCGCGTAAGGCTATGAGCAACGCTCAGGCGCAGGCTATGAGTGACGCCGCATGACCGTTGACTTCCGGCCCTACGGCAAGACGCCCCGCCTATATCGGGACGTTGTGATTAGCGAGAAGATCGACGGCACTAACGCGGGTGTCATCATCGCGGAAGGCGCTGAGCCTTCCCGCCCCGAGAATATCCATGTGACGGGTAAGGATGGAGGCGTTTACACGGTCAAGGCTCAGAGCCGTAACCGCTTCATCTATCCGGGGGATGACAACTACGGGTTTGCAGCGTGGGTGTGGGACAATGCCGAAGACTTGGCGAACCTTCTAGGTCCGGGTGCCCATTACGGGGAGTGGTGGGGTAAGGGGATCAGTCACGGCTATCAGCAGACGGAGCGATTCTTTAGCCTGTTCAATGTCAAGCGTTGGGGGATGACAGCACGAGAGTCAGGCATTCCCGGTTTGCGTGTCGTCCCTGTCGTCTACGTCGGTCCTATGCGTGACCAGTCGATCCTAGATGCCCTGTGGCGTCTGAAGATGCTTGGTAGTGAGGCAGCGAACAAGGAAAACGGGACAGCCCCTAAGGCTGAGGGTGTCATCGTCTTTCACACCGCGTCGCAGCAGCCGTTTAAGGTGCTCATCGAGCACGACGACAAGCCGAAATGTCTCACCCCGTAAGGTAAGGTGTGTAATGCAGGTCAAGGGATTGCAGAAAGTCCTATCGCTTCAGGCGACAGGCACCCCGGTTTACCGGGACACCGTTCACACAACCACCAAGGCAGCACGTCGCGCACGCGGCAAGGTTGCGAAGCAGTCTAGGAAGGCTAACCGCTAATGGATTTCATCATGTTCCTTTTCGCCCTCATCATCTTCGTTCTTACGGGTTGGGGTGTCGCAGCCCTCATCGGCATTGCGCTCTGGAAGGGCATTGTTCTTCTCGCCGTTATCTACCTGATTGCGAGCAAGTGATTATGTCTTTGTTCCTCATCCTTGG